AGAAAAAAGAGAATGGTATATGAAACATAAATTAGAAAGAAGAGGATAGTAGCCAATAGCTACTATCCTAGTTCTATTTTTTCTAATACATATATCATTAATACAGATACTTGTAGTATCATTAATTAAACATAAAGGAGAGTATAATGTTTAAATTAAATATAGATGGAAAAATATTGTTAAGGGACATGTCAGATGTTCGATAATGAATTAACTAACCATGAGCGGCAAGTAAGGCTTTTCTTAAAAGAGGAGTTCTACGATGAAAATGATGATGCCCATAAGATAGGACATATTGATGAAGTATGGAGTAATATATGCGAGTTAATTAATAATAATGAGTTTAAGTTTAATATTAACAGAGATATTATTTTCTTAGCTGTATATTTACACGATATTAAATCTGGTGAAAACAGAAAAAGGCATAATATATTAGCAGCTTTATTAGTTAGGGAAAAGTATTTTCTAAATTATCCTATATTAAATTTCATGGATGAATTAGACGAATATGACCTATATACTATTTCAACTATGATATACCACCACAGGGCTAGTATGATTGTAAATGAAACATTAGTGGATAGTGAGGAGCGTTTAGTATATATTAATTTATTAAGGGCGGCTGATAAAGGTAAACCTATATTTAAAGAAGTTTTAAATAGAGCTACGCTATACCATAAAGGTGATGATGATATGAAAGAGAATGTTAAAGCACATCTGATAGAGAAGTTTGGAAGTGAGGGATATTTTTGGGAGAATGATTTAGCGTACAAAAAAATATATGAAAATGAATTTAAACAATTTCAGATAGAGTTAAATGAATATATTAGTAAGGTGATATAAAATGGGTACTTTAATAGGATACGGGTTAGCTATATATTGGCTTTCATATGTTATTAAAAAAATAAAGAAGAAGTATATGCATACACGTACTTAAACGTGTATGCATATAAGCGCGAAAATTTCGTACAACAAAGAGTACAAGAACACATGGCAAACACATTAAACAACGAATATGTTTTTTGTTAGCAGAACAGACAAAGAACACTAACATGGAAAAAATAACTATAAGTGGATGCAGCTTACCACTTAATGGTTTTTGGGTGAGCGATACGGATTAAGAGTTTTTTAGGAAAATCGTCTATGAAAGTTTTTTATTCGTCCGTACCGCTTCAATATATGGAAGTTTTTTTTTTAACTAACTTCCTTATATAATGTATAAAAATCAGGCATCTTAAACATTGTCCTACAATATTGTATACTATTAGTTCTACCATACATAAGATTTATATTCTGTAGTATAAAGTCGTTACGATTCAATCCTGATATTTTAACTACTTCTCTATGTGTGGTATCTTTAGATACATTAGCCGCTCTAGTATTAGATGGATAAGATGAAACAGCATCTGCATCAGCTACATATGTTCTTATATTAGTATGTATCCAATCTCCCGCATCTGTTCTACGTAAACCATTATCTTCCATAAGATGTGCTCTTAATGTTAGAACCCATCCTCCTAGACCTAATATTTTATTATTCTCTTCAGTAGGGTCCTTAACACCTAATACTCTACCTCTAGATAAATAAAAGAATAATAACGCATCTACTATACGCCTAGGTCCTGAATTAAAAATATCTAAATGACTAACTTCAGCAAGTAAACCTAATGATACTTCTATATCTTTAGTCTTCTTATCTAAAACTAACATAGACATAACATCCCATATATTATATATGATATATTCTACTGGCTTATTAGCTACCATATTCATATGCCACTCGATACCTTTAAAACCTTGATTACTGTCATATTTAAGTTTTTTAGCAACCCCTTCATGTCCTAGTATGTTGTCTAAACCATAACCTCCTGGAACTGTAGCTCCTCCTACTCTAATATATCTATGTGTAGCCATAGCATCTAAAAGTTTATAATTAGAAGTAGTGGTTATAACATGCCATTGTTCTTCTGGAGATACTGGTATCTCTCTACCTGCTTCAGTTATCTTTTTACTTTTAGCTTCTTTAAGATTAAAGTACATATACTTTTTAGGTATTTTATCATAATGGAATATCTCAGCAGGATTAACATTCTGACTCTCTAAATAATCTACTATCTCGCCTATATCGTATTTTATATTCCAAGCAGCTAATATATCTATATCCATATAGTTAGCAGATTGAAATATCCAACGTATAGCTTCTAGTTGTGTATCGAATATTCTATATTCTCTATCTACAGTATTCTTAAACTCACACTCTGGTATATATTTAGCATATTGTTGATTTATTTTATTTTCTAAATCAGGTATACCTTTAACAAAAATTTTTAATATAGCTACTTTTAATTTCTTAGCAGTTACTATAGATATAAGTATTATTTCATTAGTTAATGTATTTACTTCTATATCAAATACACCATATCTATTAGGGGCTATGAAGTTATTATATTTTCTCATATACATATATTTAAGTATAGTTCTAGAATCAACATCAGTACCGTATAAATAAGGGGACTGTTTTAATATCCTAGGATTAGTCATACCTATGTATCGTTCTCCTAATCTTCTAGCTATATTTTTATATAAGTTAGATTCCGTAGACATGAATTTATCTACTTTAGATAACTCTTCACTCTCTTTTTTTTCTGTATAATTTCTATATATAGGTTTAGTTATCCAGAATGGTCTTTTAAAATCTTTTATTATTTTTATATTATCTTTATAAAGTCCATTTTCATATTGTACTTCTTTAACTATATGTATATCTTCTCCGACTATTCTCTCTGGTAAGTATATTATATTTTTAGCTTCTATTTTCATAAATTTTCCTTAGTAGTATTCAGCAATCTAAATATGGTTTTACAAAAACTATTAAAGGGTTAAAATAATGGTGTGATTTGTTTAGTTTGAAATAATATAATATTAAAAGGATTATGAGATGGCTATTAGTAATGTTAGTATACGCTCTATAAAACTTCCTAGTAATAAAACTTTAAAGTCAACAAGCTATCAAGTTGCTTATGAGCCTAGTTTTACAGATGAAGTTATTGTTAAAGATATTGATAAAGATGAAGTTAATCTATATAGTATGGATTTTGAGTTAGATTTCGATGCTCATGATTTATACTTTGCTAGAGTTAAGTTAAACTTTGATGATGGTACTTTTTACGGTTGGACTAAACCTATAGTTCTAACTAAAGACGGTGATGGTTTTAGCCATAACAACATAGTTATAGTTACGCCTAAAGTTAGCATAACTACAGATAAAAATAATGCAGAGTTGGGTGGTTTTAAAATAGAGGGTAGTGAGTTTATTTTATTTAGTGGCGTAGGGTCTCATAAATATACATACTATACTATCAAAGATACAACTGGTGCAACTGTTTGGGAGCGTAAAGTTAATGATAATAATTTAACATCTATACGTGTTCCTAATGATGTACTTAAAGTTAATAAATTATATACTGCAGAGATGGTATATGTTAGCGATAGTAATCAGCGTTCTAATGCTGGTAAGTTATTTTTTAAAACTACTGGACATATAGTGGAAGATAATGAAGTAGCATTCGGTGGTAAAGATGAGACAAGTCAAAGATTTAGAGAATTAGAAACAGCATATGAAGAGTTATTAGAATATGTAGTTAATAATTTAGCATTAAGATAATATATTATATTTGGTATAGGTATATCCTATATCAGATATAGAACTGTCTTCATTTACATATTAGAATTTGATGATGATAATTGTTTGATGATTAATAAAATCAGATGTTAAACCGTATATATCAATGCTTGTCTAACTACGAGTATTACATAGAGCGATTTATGTATTTTGCTTATGATATCTCTAGTAGATATTATAGGAAGTCTTATGACATGTTAGTACATACATGTATGTATTAGATATAATACAAAACTAAAAAATAATTAAGGAGTTAACTATGGGTTTACCATATGAAACTGCCGCATATACTTTAATAGGTATGGCAACAAGATTTCAAGATTTCTTCTATGCGCCTGCGCAAGATGTAACTTTTGAATATATGAATGAAAATGGTGAAGTTAATACAGCTACTGTTCCGAATGTAGCTAAAATTAAAAGTCAGTTAGATGCAGAAGCTGTTACTGATGCTGAGCTAGCAGATGCTCTTAAATCGTATTATGATAAAGTAGAAGTAGATGCTATCCGTGATGCTATTATGGGTAATTTCGACAGCTATTATAATAAAGATGAAGTAGATGCTAAAATAACTGATGTTTCTAAAGAAACAGTTACTAGTAAAGAAAGCTACTTTAAGAATGTTTTAAGTAATAATAATAATTTTGATAGCTCTGGACTTATTAGTGATGGTAATGCACATTATGTAAATGGCTCTAATGCTGGTTTACCGATTTGGACAAGTATTGATTACACTACATTAAAACCTAGTGTTATGTATATAGGTAATGATACTTATGAGTATAATGCCGCTATAACTAGTAATAATAATAGAGTAGTTACGTTTAATGTAAATGGTCATATATTAACATTAAATAATGGTTCTTATAATACGGCTTCTGAGTTAGCTGATAGTGGAGCAACCTATGTTAAATTTCCAGATGCTCCTACGTTAAGTAGTACAGTAATAGACGATGTGAATAATGCACCTGCTATAGAGCAAGGTGACTTTTTATATATTACAGATACCACTAATACTGTATTGCCGTTTCCACAGGACTTATCTATAGACCCTTTTATCCAAGGTAGTTTTTATATAGAGCCAGGCGCTAAAGTAGAGTATGACAGTGATAATAACGAATTATCGTATACCGTTATGGATGCTTCTGCTTTACATGCATTTTATATTTGTAAGAATCTAAAGTTAATTAAGGGTCTTGAGTATGAAATAACTTTAGAAATAGAACGCGTTAATTGTGCTGATGCTACTGTAGAGTTATTTTTTTATAAGGGAGGAGATGATGCTATAATTACCGACTTACCGGATGGAGTTAATACTTATACTTTTGTAGAAAATGGTAACTTTAACTACTTTATAACTACTTCTGCTAATGGTAATAATAATGAGAAAATTAATATTAAACAACTAGCTATTAAAGTAAAAAAACCTAAACTTATCTCTACAATTGTTCCATTTGCCGGAGGTAAAGTATTTGAAAAACCTTATGCTTTTTGTGCGGCTAAAACTGTGGCTAGAAAAGATTTAGTTTTTCTAGAACAATGGGAAGAAGATATTGCTGAAAAAGATATAGTATACCCATACGGTAATACACAATATGTAGGTGGCGATATTGATGGTGTAACAGGTATTATAGAAGGTACCTTTGTAGGAGCTGATACATATAGCCTTCACGGAACTTGGGAAAATCCAGGAAATACGGTAGGTAAAGGATACGTATGGTCTAATTTAAATACTGACGAACGAATAGCTTTAGCTACTAATGGATTTAATAATATATATAAAGACGGCGATAAGTGGTTACAAACAAGATATCGTTTACGTGTAGTAAGAGGTGGAGGAAATCTACCATATAACTATTTTAAAAATGATATTGGTAATGAAATTAGTTACGTTAATAATACAGCTAGTGTTAAACCTAAGGGTAAATTAGTTAGCATAGTTTCTGACTTAGCAGGTGATTACGCTCTTAAAGATTATAGTATACCTGGCCAAGAAAATGGTTGGTTCTACAGAGTATTAGAAAATACTGAAGCTAATAATAGTCTAAGTAATGGATGCTGTGTAGTGAAAAGCGATGATGAAAGTTTGTATTCTGAAAATAGTGAGACATACTGTATACCTATCGCAATAGTACAACGTTTGAATGACGGTGCATATCATCCTTCATATAACCCTGATGGTACTTCTAGATTCTTTTATAACGATAATGCTGTAAAATGGCATGTTTTAGCAAATGGTACTATTACAAGTTTAGCAGATTGTTTTAATCCTGATTTAATAGCAGCTATTAACAAAACAGATAATACTGATGTAGTTAAATTATCTGATGTTACTGATGATACATATATTAGTACTAGTAATTTTATGACTCAAATGCCTGCTAGACCAGATGAAATATTTGCTAATGAAATAAATAAACGTCTAATAGAAAATATTATCATCAATGCTAAAAACCCTGAAGAGAAACGAATTTTAGATGAAAATTTTTATAAATTAGTGGATAATGTTTTTAGAGGTAATGAGTCGCCGACAGGTTTTGTAGAAATAACTAGACAAAATTCAGATAGTCGTTTATTTAAGATTTCTAGTTTAGCAAAAGGTAGTACATTTAGATTATATACTAAAACACATGCATCGGTAGGCGGAATGATAAATCCAGATGATTTTACTATAGGTAATAAATATTACATTATGGATGAAGATGGTAAATTTATTAGCTTTAAAGTAGAATATAAAGAAGTACATGATGGTGGTATAGTAACAACTATACTTGATTCTACTATGACCATTGATGAATTCACTTTATCTACTGCTGGCAAGTATTATTATTATCCTAAAAAGAAAATGTTTATAACTGCAAATATCACAGACACGAATATGAATGGTACTATAACATATACTGACTTTGTAGGTGACCCTAGGCCATTAAAATATAGAATAAAATATAACACTGCTAGTAATAATAGCGGTACAGTAAACATAGATAATTATGTTTTACATAGCAATGGTACATATTATATATCTCTTTCTGGAAGAGGAGATTTAAGTGATATAGAAAAAGATATCGCTGATAATGGTTCGCAATGGAAAAACTTAGGTACCGATGGTACTATTGGAGGCCTGCCTAAAGACGCATTAAATGTTGGTGTTAACGCTAATTTAAACATTAGTTATGAGGAAGAAACGGTAGAGTTATTTCCTACTAAACATAAAATATTAAATTATAATAGTAACGGTTTAAGTGTTAATTATATTAGAATACCACTATTAAGACCAACATTAATAGGTAGAGAAATAGTAGTTATTAATAGTAAAACTGGAAAAAAATATCAACCAGAAATTTATACTGGTCATGGTGGTCAAAGCGCGCCAGCTTGGGACGCGGTTAATGTCAATGTTGGCACGACGGCTATTACTAATAATACTGAATTTGGTAGAGGCGTTACAGATACAGTATCGATAGTAACTTCATATACTGACTCCGACGGTAATAAAACAGTAGTCTTTAATGAAGATGACATAGAATTTTTAACAGCATACGTTTCGTACGATACAGCACCTAACTTTTTAACTACTAGATGGCTAGGTAAAAGTGTTTTAGCTGGAGGCCTTTATTTAACAGCATATAGAGATAGCTATTTAGCATTTTATTTAATTAATAGACGATTAACTGGTACGTATGGAGATACTTCTAGACGTTATATTAGAAATGTTCAATATTGGAATTTTAATACGCCTACTAATGGTATATTATCTACCTCATGGCTTTCTAGTCCAGAGTTATATTATCTACACCATGCCGATGTACATATGGATGCATTTAGAATGGATAATTCTAAATATGGTGTTAAAACTATACCGTTCTTATCTATTATTAATCAACGATATGTATTAGGTTTCTTATATAAAGAATTAAAAAATAACGGAACTACTTGGGGAGACGATAGTAACTTTCAAATATCTGATTATCAAAATACTGTTTTAAATAGTTTTGGTGCTAAAGTTGTCATAGGCGTAAAATATATGGAGTTACCGTACTACCGTAAAGGTAAATAAAAATAAGAGCTTATTAGGCTCTTATTTTATATTAATAAAATAAATAAAAGGATTTAACTATGATTAAATATGAATATGTATTAGACAAAGCATCTAATACTTTAAAACGGGTTCCTCTAATAACATACCCTGAAATGAGTGTATTAGAAGATGGTATAGCTAAAAAAATACCTATCGATTATCTTAAATCGCAGATACTTTTAGCTACACAAGGTGAACATGAGGCGCCGTTACTTCAAATCGAAAATGAATGGTTTAGTACTTATAAAGATGAAGAAAAACTTAAAAATGAAGTAACTGTAATAAATGAAAAGTTAGAAAATGAAAATTCTAAATCAGCGTTAGAAACTCTAGAAAAAAGAAAAAAAGAAATACTAGGATTCGATAAAAAATATTTTAATGATTTAGGTAAAGAGTTAACTACTAGAGTAAGTGGTGAATTAGAATATGTAGAGAATAAAAGAAAAAGTTTAGAAGAAGAAAATCCGTGGTTACAAAAATACCTAGGTATAGAAACTGACATTGAGAGACCTGATGTTATTTCAAGTGTCACAATTAGTAATGATAATATAAAAAAATTAATAGCATATGAACGCGATATGACGGTTAGAAATGTAGAAGATACTTTAGCAGACTTAGCTAAAATGAACAGTCTATTATTTAGTGTAGTAAGTAAAATTTATGAAATTCTTCCTTCTGAACAAATAGATAATATCCCAGCTGATGAAAAAGCTATTATCGAATATGCTTTAGAGTCGTTTAAAAACATCAATACTAGAGCCGATTTACAACTCGCTGAAGAAGGTGAAGTATTAATAGATAAATTAATGAATAGAGAAAGCGAAATAGCTAAAATAGTAACTGAGTTACAAAAATAAATAATAAACATTCTATACTATACGTGTTCATTACGAACACGTATAGTGTTACATATTTTAATTTGATTTTTAAAAGGAGTTATGAATGTTAAAAATATTATTAATAAGTCTATTAATAACAATAGGCTATAGTAAGAGTAGTTGCCCTGTTAAAACTTATATACCAGATAGAGCAAAAGAGTATCTATTATCTTTATATAAAGAAGCTAATGGGATAACTCCTACTATTAATGAATTATGGTATTACCCATCATTAATAGAACATGAGAGTTGTGTTAGGTTATGTGGTAATAATTATTGGGCGAGAAGATGCTGGAGTCCTAAATCTAGATTAAAAACATATTGGGATAAAGATAAAACTATACCTAGGGAAGAAGGTGCTGGATTAGGTCAGTTAACTAGAACATTTAAGAGAGATGGAAGACCAAGGTGGGATATGTTAGAAACCATGCGTAAGAAGCATCCTAAAGAGCTACACGAGCTTAACTGGGATAATATATACGATAGGCCAGATTTACAAATGAAAGCTCTCATACTGCTCTGGAAGTCTAATTATGATATGTATCCTAAGACTATAGATAAAGAAGTAAGGATGCAGTTCTCAGATTCTGTTTATAATGGAGGTAATAGATATTTAATAAGAGAGCGTAAAGAGTGTAAATTAAGAAAAGATTGTAATCCTGATATATGGTTCAATAATGTAGAACTTATGAACGCTAGGGGTAATAGAAAACTCTATGGTAATAGGACCGCTTATGATATTAATAGACACCATGTTAAAGATGTATTTAAAACTAGGATGCCTAAATATAAAAAAGATTTCTTTAATATTAAATCATGTCCGATTATAATAGATAATAATGTAAGTGAAAACAATAGCACACATAACTAGACAATTAAGTCTAGTTATGTATTCTTTCATTTATTTTATTAATTAACTTTTCTTTATCTAGTCCATATATAGTGTTTTCCGATACCGTCGTATTTATATTAATAGTTTCTTTTCTATAAGCTAAGATTACTTTATTAAATTCTACTTCAAAAAGATTATTTAAAGATTCTAAATAAGGAAAATCATCTATTATATATTTAATATCTATGCCTGACCATTCAGCATTAAATCTATCTACTATAACATTATTAATAGCTATATCATTGTTAGCAAAATTATTAACTAATTTATCTACTATTTTTCTTAATTCAAATACTAATCTTCGTATATCAGCATGTATAAAATCATCTATAGGTTTTTCTAATAAATCATTTTTAAATCTAGAACTAATAAATGTTTGTTTAGTTCGTTCTATACTAGTGAAAAATATTTTATTACTTATTAAACTAGTTATGAAATTAGTTATTTTATAGGGTATATCTAATATTAAATAATTTATACTACTATCTAACTCTAAGCTATCTAAATCATCTATATTGTAATTAGTTATATTTAATAAATCGTATAAACTTATATGTAGTTTAAATGTTAAATCATTAAGACCTATATAAGCTTTATCTTTAAAATATTCATTAACTATATTAACATCTATTTTTTCTTCATAATTTAAATTATTATTTAATACATTAACATAATCATTAATATCTATAGAATACCATTTATCATTATGGTATAGATATACTAAGTCGCCTATCTTATTAATAAATACTTTAACATACATAAGAGTTAAAATCTCTTTAGAGTATTTATAAGTACTTAAATATCCTCTATCAAACGTTATAGAGTCGTCTGATAATCTAATATCTTTTATATATGTAGGTACTTTATTTTTATCTAATATATTTATATCTATGTTGTTAGATTTTATTAATGCATTTATTTTATCTATAAAAGCATTTACTTTACCAAAGCTTCTTAAATTATAAACATATAGTAAATCACCTATATCTAATATACTTATATTATCGCTTATATCATTAATCATATTTTTCCTTTAAAAAAAGTATATAGTATAGTAGTCTTAAGACTACTATACTTAGCTCACGTTATAAGATATTATACTAGCGGCTAATATAATACCATATCCTAAAAGTCGTATAGATTTAGCTATAAGGGCATACCCGGCACCTTGCGATGTTTTACTAGCCTCTATCCTTAAATCTTTCTCTTTACCATATATAACATCTATAAAGTAATCAGGTATGAATTCAATAACTATAATACCAGCTATAGCTATAACAAATATATTTATAGTTAGTATTAATGATGACCCAAATGGTAAGTTTTGAAATATCTTAGTATCAGGGTCAGTACCTAGATAATATAACACAAATAGTGCTACTACGGAGATTAATGATAATCTTCTTTTAATATGTGGTTCCATATATATCCTTTTAAATAATCAATTTTTCAATCTAAATGAGTTTAAGTTAATTTAAAATTTAGCGAATAATGGTCTTATAGGTATATTTTTATTACAACCTTTTTTAATTATAAATCTATCATTACTTATAGGTAATACACATAAGTTAACTTTAGTATCGAAGTATCCTAAAGAACGGTTATTTTTAACATTAGGAAATACATCTATCTTACTAATAGTATTAAAGTTATCATCTGTTACTTCTAGAACCAAAACTTCGTTCTCAACACTTATATTATATTCTTTATAATATGGTTTTCTAAATAATTTATCTAATAACTCTTTAACGTCATCCATGTTATATCTATTAATAACTGACTTTTCATTACTTAATAGATTTATTATACTATTTTCATTCAATTCTCATCCTTTTCATATATTATTTTTTAGTTCAATATTAACAGATATTTCATATTTTTTTATCCATTATCTAGATTGAAACCTATAACAAATTTAGATTAAAAATAAGGATAAATGAATGAAAGTAGTTAAGAGAAATGGTGAGTTAGCTAAGCTCGATAAGAGTCAAATACGTAAACAAACAGAACCAGCGTGTCATGGTTTAAAAGGTACTAGTTATGAAGAATTAGAGAGAGATGCCGATATCTTTTTTAGAGACGGCATACATACTAAAGAGATAAATGATGCACTTGTAAAAACAGCTGTTAGTAAAATATCTATAGAGCGTTCTAATTGGGCTTATGTGGCTGGTAGAATATTAATATATAATGTCTACCATGAGGTTAAACTCGCATATAATAAAACTAAGTCCGGTAATGTTTATGAGTTAGTTACTTTTAAAGATTATATAGATAAAAACAAAGATGTATTTTCAGACTGGTATACTAAATATACAGATGATGAAATAGAAGAGTTAAATGAAATCATATTACCTAAAAATGATGAGTTATTTGGTTATATGGCAGCTGAAACTATGATTAAACGCTATCTCATAAAACGTAATGGCTTGGTGCATGAGCTACCACAACATTTACACTTAGCTGTTTCTATGTTTTTATTCCAGAATGAGACTAAAAGTAAACGGTTAAAATTAGTTAAAAAATACTATAAGAAATTATCTACACTTAAGTTAATCAATCCTACTCCTATAAATACGTATGGTAGATTAAAAAGAGGTTCTTTAATATCGTGTTTAGTAGGTGCAGTACCGGATAACCTTACTGGTATATTTGATATGTATAAAGAAGTAGCTGTTGGTAGTTCTTTAGGTAGTGGATGGGGATTAGATTGGTCAAGAGTCCGCTCATTAGGTTCATGGATAGGTGATAAAAAAGGTGTAGCAGGAGGTAAGATACCATTCCTTAAAATAGAGAATGACTTATCATTAGCAGTAGACCAACAGCAACAACGTCCTGGTGCATTTGCAGTTTATATCTGTTCTTGGGATATAGACATATTTGATTTCTTAGACCTTAAGAAAAAACATGGTGATGACAGAAGAAGAACACAAGATTTATTCTTAGGTATCATGTTCGATGATTTATTTATGGAGCGTTGTATGGCTGACGGCGATTATACTTTATTCGACCCATACGATATCAGCGAGTTAACTGAAACCTATGGTGATGAATTTAAAGATATTTATACTAAAGCTGAAGCTGAGTTTAAAAAACATCCTGAAAACTTTAATGAAAATACTAAAACTATTAAAGCTTTAGATTTAATGCGTAAGTATGTAACAATCTACTCTGATGAAGGTATGCCGTTCCCTGTATTTAAAGATACTGTTAATGAGTATCATGAAAGAAAAGAACTAGGTATTATACGTTCACTTAACCTATGTACAGAAGTTGCACAAGCTACGGATGATGAACATACGGCTGTTTGTAATTTATCATCTGTTAATCTAGCTACTATAGATGATGTAGAAGATTTAATAGAGTGTACTAAATTAGTACATAGAGCTTTAGATAATGCAGTTGATTTAACTTCATATCCTAGTAAAAAAGCTGAAACAACTCAATTATTTAGAAGAAGTATAGGTATAGGAGTACTAGGTGAAGCAGAGGCTTTAGTTAAAAGAGGTATCTACTATGGTAGTGATGAGCATTTAGAATACATAGATGAAGTATACGGTACTATGGCTGATACTATAAATGCGTATAATAAAGTATTAGGTGCTGAAAAAGGAACGCAGGAAGGTTATGTGGATAGAAACTTATATACGCGTTCTCCTGCTCCTAACTCAACATCTGGATTATTCGCGGGTACTACTAATGGTCATGAGCCAGTTTATAACGCAGCTTGGATAGAAGAAAACATGCTAGGCTCATTCACTATGACTGCTCCTAATATAACACCTGAGAATGCTAAGTTCTACATCAACCCTTATGAAGTAGGTATGACTAAATATATAAAAACTATAGCTAGAAAACAACAATACGTAGACCAAAGTTTAAGTAGTAGTGTTTATTTTAATCCAGAGATGACCACAGGTAAAGATATCTATAATATGCTATTATTAGCATGGAAACTTAAAGTAAAATCATTATACTATTTTAGGTCAGAGCCTCCTAAAACAACACAACCTAAAAATATTAAAATAAAATGTGTCGGTTGTGAAAACTAACGAAATAAATATAAGGAAATAGAGTATGAAAAGAAAAGAGTTGTTTAATCAAAGTAGTGAAGAGGGCTTTTACGAAGCTAGAATATTTACAGGATGTCCAACAGGAGTTAATAACTTTAACCAGACCAATCATAAATGGGCAGCTACCATCTATAAAAACATGCGAAAGCGTGTTTGGTTCCCTGCACAAGTTGATATTAGTAAAGATAAAGTAAACTATAGTAAACTCGATGATGCTGAAAGAAGAGGATATGATTTAGCATTAGCACAGCTTATCCCTAATGATAGCATACAAGCTAACCAATTAGTGGATAATATCAATCCTTTTATAACAAGTCCGATGGTTAACTGTGCTGTAATATGCCAATCTTTAGAAGAAGTAGTTCATTCAGAAAGTTACTCAATCATGGCTGAAGATATTTGTAATGATACAGATAGAATCTATAATATGCATAAACATGATGAAGAGCTTAGAAGAAAGAATGAAGCAGTTAAAAATATGTATACGTCTATATATGATGGGGATGCTCCTACATTAGAAGATTTATTCATGATAGCTGTAGCTAACCAAATCTTAGAAGAGTTAGTATTCCCAGGTGGTTTTGTTTTATTTTATACATTAGAGAAAACTATGACAGGTACTGCTGAGATGATATCTGAAATTAATAAAGATGAATCATTAAGCCATGTTCCATTGTTTATGAATATCTTTAGAACAGGTATTATAGAAGAGTATAATGGAATAGTTCCCGATAGTATTATAAAAAAAGCACATAGTCTTATCATTAAACTAACTGATGCTGAAAAACGCTGGACTAAATATATGACTAAAAACATCATGGGATTCTCTGATACTATCATCAATACATTCATAGAAGGACAAGCTAATAGTGTATGTAAAAATTTAGGCATACCATTACTATATAAAAAACAAGATAATAACCCACTATATGATGTAATGAGTAAACATATCTCAGGCGGGGAACATAAAAAACGAGGTGGATTTTTTGAAAGAAATGTAGCAGAGTATAGTAAAGGAAGTCTGGTAATAGATTTTTAGGAACTAATAATGAAAATAATTAAAATAGAGCAAGTGGGACCAGATAGATTTAGATGTAATCTTTGTAGTAAAATATACAAATTAAAAGATTTCTCTAACGTAGAACGTGTTAAATTACCTAAGATTAAAACATATTGTCATACATGCGGTGAATTCATGAATGAGTTTAAAAATGAATTAGAAGAGTATGATAGCTATATTCTTTTTAAAGGATTAAAACCTAGACATATTAAATCAATACTTAAAACTAGAAAAATTAAAAAAGATATAGATGAATATTTTAAAAATAAAGTATATGACATATAGATGACGTAAGTCATCTATATGTACATCATTTTTTTTTAACTATATTGTTCTAGAATCTGTTGTACAGCTTCCATAGCTAATTTAAGATTATTACCGATATCCCCAGCACTAACATTAACCCAATTGTTATTAGCATCTTTCCAAGGAACCACTTCAGCATAAACTGCAGCATATGCGTCAGCTGGACTCATACCACTTGCTACTGCTTTATTAAACATAAAGTTAGCAATACTTAGCACATTACCCATAGTAGCAATACTTTCAGTATCGGCTTGAAAAGAAACATCATTAATACTAATTAATGCAGTATTCTTTTTAAACTCTTTCAAAGCTTTCTTACCAGATATTCTACTAGGAACTAATTTACGTTTTATAACGAACTCACCATCTTTAAATTCAGTATCATAACCAAATTTTTTTGAACTATTTTTATTTCTCATCATTAGGAATCTCCTTATATTTGTATAATAAAATACATCATTTAAATGGCAGAACCTAATCTACCACTACTACGTTTAAATGGCAGAACCTAATCTACCACTACATCATTAACTTCAGGTAATGTTAATACAGTTTTATTTAATTTAGCGTCCATATAGGCAGCCTTACACATCTGTACCCATTGAACACGAATAGCTACTTTTATTAGCTGTCCTAACGGTATCTTCATATCGTCAGTTAATCCTGCTATAATGTCATCTATACTAGTACCTGAATAAAAAGCAGTAACCTGGTCATTAACTTGTTTATCTAAATCAGTAATGCCAGCTTCTCTTAATTGTGAATCAAAATAGAATTTATCTGTTAAATCACTATTCTGTTTATTCTGCGGATAGTTCTCATATATATAATTAGTAGTAGTTATCTTAAGACTAATATATCTATCTTCATCTTCTAAATCCGTAATAACTTGCGCTAAATCATCATCAGTAGGCATAGTTCTATCATCGAACCATGTTATACTATTATCATCAGCTATATCATATTTAGCATCCGGATATAATTTATTAATAGCTCTAACTCTTTCATACATTTCCATTAAGCTTTTCTCCTTTTAACACAAAGATATGTTCTATATACATATCTATCATTAGCATCATTATACCATTTAACATAGCCATTAGCATCATATGTGATACCTAGATATGCGTTTTTAGTATAATCACCATTAGGCTCAGTTACAGTAGTTAAATCGCTAGCCCACCATGTTAAAGAACCGTCTTTAACCTTCCAACCTTTAGTACCTAAGTTATTAGAGTTAAGTGGTATATTACTCATCCATCCTCTAACTGACCATCCACCTCTAGGTAATACCCCGTCGTAATAAATACCTAGTGGTCCCATAGATGTAGGCTTACCTATACTTATTAGATACTGTCTAGCTTCTTCATACTCTTCACGATTATGCGGACAGAATAGTTCATATCCTAAATCGCTAGCAGCAGTATCTATATCATCAGTACTATATCTTATAGGAGTACCGTTTTCTATAAGTTTGAAGTCTATGATGTTACTATCTTTTTCATTTACTTTTTCTTTTATATAGTCAGTAAGCTCATCTAGAGTCATACCGTTCATTTTATCCGTATCTAATGATTTATTAGTAGTTACAAAATTACCATCTAAATCAACTAGTATACCGTCATCGTTTAATGTTATGCCATATTGTTTAATAAAGTTTAACAAAGAAGCCATGTTTTTAACTTTAACGGATTTAATAGTTCCATCAAAATCGATATACTCTATATCTAATTCTTTAGATATTTCAGTATCTATAAAATCAGCGTATTGTTTAAATACACTCATTAAGTTCATATTACTGTTTATAAGCATTTCAGTAGTTGTCATATTTATCCTTTTCTCATTGTAGATATACGTATAGCATTCATAATATTATCATATATGCTTATAGCTCTAAGTTCATCTTCATTATTTTCTTTAAGTTTAATAGGCTTAAAAGTACTTAAGTCTGTATTATTTCTACGTTTTATGTTACGTGCTCTAATATACATCCTCATCACTCCTCCTTATTATTATGCTTAGGCGCATATGATTTTAAAAAATCAGTTATACCTGAATTACGCATAAGTCTTTCACCGAACCAAAATATTATTATAGTAACCATAATAGTATTTAAACCACTTATATAAACATCTTTTAAATGTTCCCTATAGATAAATGCATATATATAAAGAAATGTAAATAGATAAGTTAAGATAGGTCTTATACTAGCTTTTATTTTAAGCATCCATGGGGTACTATATTTATCAGTACTATTATCAACTTCAGTCATCATCAACTCCTTTTAAACTTAATGTTTTTAAGAATGGTATAAATGTAGATATTCTAGACTCATATTGTTTATCTAATAAACCTACTATGCCAGCTAATCTATTAGGACTAATCAATGCTGGTTCTAATGGCAGCAACTCTTTATAACCTATAATTTTTAAACAATTAGAGCATAGCTCTGAACAGAACCATTTATCAGTTCTATCCCTAAGAGGAAATATAAAACCAGCTATACCTGTAAAATCATACTCAGCATCTTCTACCATAGTTAAAAACATTAGTATGGTAGATATTTGTTCTTCTGTTACTTTAATAGTTTTATAATCATAAACCGATGGGTTATGTTTATGTGGTTTTCTTCTTATAGTATTAGTTACTACATCAGCCGTCCACATATAATGTACGTTATTTTGTTTAATAATAATTTCAGTATGACAATAGGGTCCTCTTGTCCACCATCCTATAGTTTTACAAACATTACTAGATTTATTAGAATTTGTTTTTTTAAAAGCTATCTGTATTTCATGCATAATATATACTCCTATGATATAATTAGTTAATTCAAGAAAATACCTACAATATTCGTTTAATGTCTATTACGTTTTAACGATATATTATTAAGATAGATACTTAGGTAGTATCATAGTTTAAATTAATGTAAGGATATAGTTATGGTAGAAATGAAACCTATGGCGAAGATAGTGGAAGAAGAATATAACTTCACGGAAACAGAAGTTAAAAGTATTATAGTAGGTAGCGTATATTTCATGCTAATATTTAGCATACCTAAAACAGAGTTAGTATGTAAACGAGTTAGAAAGAAAACCACTAAGCACATACAGAAGGCTATGGCTATTTTAAGAGAAAAGAATCCTAGACGATATGTAGTATTAGTTAATGAAGCACATAGACTCATCAAAGAGTTAGAAGCACACATGGCTACTTCTGGCGATATTGAAAAGATGGAGAAAGGTGAAAAAACTAAGATAGCTGTATCTCCTGCTAAAATAGCATATTATCTTAAGGCTAAGTATAGTGATGTATTTTATAGCATAGGCTACACTGATGCATTACTAGATGATTTATTAGACTCATACGGTCCTAACGACCCTAATGGTTTTAGAAGTCTTATGTTCGTTAATAGAGTCATAGAACTGACTAATCTATACTACGATAGATATGCTAAACTAACTACACATGACCTAGTTAAGCAGTATGAAACTATCGCTAAAAAAATGAGGGAAGAGGCAAAAATGAATATATATAGTTAGGGTCATCGAGCCCTAACTATACATGTATAAAACTTTTTTTAATTGTCTAGCACGTTCTAACTCAGACGGCTCATACATTTCGCGATAAGCGGCCATTTTTAATACTATGCTATGTATATTTAATTTGCTTATATCATAACCTAAATAATGAGAATAATTAGTAACATATTTATATTCTTCTAAATACAATGAACTATGCCTAATAACCCTTAACCATTTATTAAAATATCTCTTCATTTTATTTTTTTCCTCTATTTTATTTTTATCACTTCGTTATAAGTTCCGTTATACTCTAAATTATCTTTATTAAGTATAACTATATCCGTATTATTAAATCTACCATACATAGATTCAAAATGACTAATCATAAATATTTGACTAAAACTTTTATTACTAAGATTTATAATATAATCATAAGACTTAATCCTATGTTTTTCATCAAATGCTTTACCAAACTCATCTAATATTAAAGGATAGTCTAACATATCTAAAAACTCCATAGCCGTTATTTTAAAAGCTACATCGATAATCTCTTTAATAGAACTACTTCCTTTATTAATATCTGGTATTATTTTAGCATCGTTAATACTAACAGGAAATCTAAATGTTAAATCAGAATCATTTATATCACATGGTAAAATATTAATCTCATAACTCCATATCTTATTAATGATAAAATTCATTCTCTCTAGAACCATATTAATAGTGTTAGTTATAGACTCACCTATGATGCCTTTAGTAGGGGATAGGTATTCTTCTAATTTCTTATTAGCTTTTAACTCTTTTTCATATATAACTAACTCATCTTTAAGTTCTTTATGATGTTTAACTATTCTACTATATTCATTAATCTCATCATCTATAGCATTTATTATTTTATTAGTCTCATATGTTATATTATCTATATACCTATTAAACTCTTTATAATAAAAAGATTTTTTATATTTAGATATCTGCTTAAAACTATCATCTATAGTATTTATTATACTATTTAAATTATTTAAAGTATCTTTTTTATTTTTTAATATAGATAACTCATTTCTTAATATTAAAAGTTTATTTATGATATCTTTTCTATTATCCACTAACTCTTCTTTACGCGTTAAAATAAAATTACGTTTAGCCTCACTCATCTGCTCATGTACTTGCTTTTTATCTAATAACTCTTTTCTAGTATCTATAAGTTTTTTAATATCATCATACTTAGGCATCTGTATAAGTACCTTATTAAAAACATTATTTAAATTATCTATTTTTTTAAAATCATCTGTATTAACTACTATATAATCATATATAGGTTTTAAAAGATAATTACCTAATATACTTTTTAATTTATTTATTAAAGACTGTATATTCTTTTTATTATTTAATAATGTGTTTAAACTATTTAATTTATTTTCTAACTCATTAACTACTGTATTTAAACTATCGTATTCTTTTTCTAATTTAACTAGCTCTTCTTTATTAAAATTAGGCTTAAAAGAAGTATGGCAACTAGGACATGTAACATCTTCATTCTTACTATTAGACTCTTGTATATTTAAATCTTTACTTACTTTATCTATTCGTTCTTTATTTAAAACATAATTCTCTTTTAATGTTTTATATTCTAAAAGCTCTTCATCTGTTATATTATAATCTTTAATATTAACATAAGATGTTATCTCATTTATTATATTACTTATAGTACCATATTCAGAATTAAAGTATTTTACTAAATCTAATAACTGTTCTAAAGAGTCTATCTTTAAATTATCTATATTTTTAATATAATCGTTAATTTCAATAATTTTATTAGTTATTACATCAGTATCTACATCATTATCTATATGTAGATTATCTATCTTAGCTAATTTACTATCTACCTCTGTTAACTCTTTATTTAAAATATTAATAGTAGTTTCTTTACTAATAATTTTACTATCTATATCATCTATATCATCTATATCTTTTTTATCTATTTTATTTAAAAGATTATCTAACTGGATATGATGCGATTCTAATATATTAAGATTAGGTGCATCATCTACAGGGATATTATGTTTTAAAGATAAAGCATTCTCTATAATGTTTCTAAACATCTGTTTATCTTTTTTTAATATATCTATATCTTCTTCAGTAGTGTTATTAAGTACCTCTTCATCTTTTAATAACTTAGACTGTGTTAGCTTTATATATGATGTTAAATCTTTTACTTTAGTTTTTATTTTGTTATATTTAGATAAAGCATATTCATATTCTATAGTTGTTAATATTTTAGTAAACCAATGCTTTCTTTCAGATACTGACATATTGGTAAAAGTAGTAGTGGATAAAAGCATCTCATGCATAGGTTTAGTTATATTAAAATGTTCTTCTATCAGTATCTTTTGTGTTTTCTTAAGACCTACTGTATTAAGTTCTTTTCCGTTGTGTTTAAAACTATGTTTATTACCATCTCTGTGATAAGATAATATATAGCTATCACCTCTATGTTCATAAGTAGCTATCCTATAACCATGAGTGTCATATTCAGTATTTAAATCTTCTACATTAGGAATTATCTCTTTTAATAATGAAGATTTACCAGAGCCATTAGAGGCTAGTATAGTTTGTATTTTTTTATTTGGCCTATAGTCTATATGTTTTATACCGGTAACATATAGCCTAACGTATTTATATAATTCTATATGTATTAATTTCATTAAAAATTTCCTTTAAATATTATACTATTTTAAGCAATTAAAATATGATATAGCAAAATTGATTTTTAGGTAATTCCATTTTATTATATCGATATATTACTTATATAGATACTTAGGTAGTATCGTAAATATTAAACCTAAAGGACAAGTGATGAATAGAGAAATAAACATAATAACTGAAAAAGTTACTTTAATGGATAATATTATATTAGATGTATGCGCTAATACATATTTCATAACAGTAGCAATAACTGATGATAGTGAGAGTTATATATCGGAATTTGATGTTTTTACTACTGAGCACTATATGTTAGATATAGTAGAAAAAGCTTTAATTCGCGTTAAAGAACATTTCGCTATATTAGCTAATTTTGATTTAATTAGAACTAATATTAGCAATACTGTCATAATTAGTTTTAATGTTAATTTTGTTAATAATATTAAAAAACAACATGAGGAAAAAAGTCTAGTTTCACTAAATGAAATATTTCTAAAAGAAGTAGAAAAGGCTGTAGATAAAATAACTAATATATTGGTTAATGATAGTAGACATCTTCGTATACTAGATGCTATAAATAAAACTATATAACCGATACCGTATAGGATGAAAAATATCCTATATGGGTTGTTTTGAATTTATTTTTTTTTTAAAGGACAGATATGAAAGATGTAACAGAACAGTTAACTAATCTTGATTTATCTAAATTACATTTCTATTCATATGGTTATGTTATAGAGGATAATCTAGATAATGAATCAGAGATTAAAATATTTCCTGTAGAGAAGTTATATACTAAAGGTGGCGACCTTAACGATAGTATTAAAAATGATAATATAATTAATAAAGAACGTAACCTAGTTAGTGATAGTGATAAGGATGAGATACCTGTCTATACAGACAATGAAGAGATGTTTAACTTAGAAGAAACCACTTATTTATATTGTAAATGGTCAGGTATAAGTGATTCTAATAGAATAACTCCTCCTAATGTATGTAAAGGTGAAACTGTAATCATATATAGATTTTCTAATAGAGATGAATATTACTGGGATACTTATAATACAGATTTAAGATTAAGAAAAGAAGAGCATGTAGTATTTACATTTTCAGATAAACCTAACCTAGATGAAGAGGAAGATAGTATAGAGGATAGGTATACTATAACATTTAGTCCTAAAACTAAAACTATATCTTTACACACTACTGATAAGTATGGCGAATATACTACTTATGATTTTAATTTAAAAACAGAAGATGGATATATACAACTTATAGACGGTAAGAAGAATGAGCTTATGTGGGATAGTACTAAAGATAAAGTATCATTGCACATAGAAGGTACTAAAAATCAATATGACCTAACAGTACACGGAGATGATGGGTTTATAAGTATAGAAGATGATAAAAAAAATAAGTTATTATGGGATAGTACTAAAGATACCGTGTCGTTACATGTAGAAGGCAGTAAAAATCAATACGATACTATCATTAATGGGGATGATGGTTTTTTTACATTAACAGATGATAAATCTAATAGTATATTTTTAAATAGTGGTAGTGATAAATTAACTACTAACATAAATAAAAATATAGAAGCTAATACTGAAACATTTACTGTTAACTGTAAAACTTTTAATGTTAATAGTACTAACTTTAATATAGCCACATCTAGTTATGATTTAAAGAGTAGTAGTAATACTATAACAAGTAGTAGTACTGACTATAAGGGCGGTTATATTAAACATGACGGAATCAGTATAGATAAAATTCATTTACATACAGGTAACCTTGGATTTAATACATCTCCTCCTAATAATTAATTAAAAAGGATACTCATGAGTTTAAATAGTTCTAATACCGCTAATGCGTTATATAGTAATTGGACTAAAGATACATCTAGTAGTTCTGATGCTTTAAATAAAATAGCTACTATATTAGATAAAGGTTTTCAAGAAGCCGTTCCACAGCAGCCTAACTTTATTATAACTGGTGTAGCCGGTACATTAAAATTCACTGCTAATGATATAGGTAGCTGTGAGATAATAACTCCTAATGATATAGCTACGGCTGTTAGTGATTATTGGAGTAAAGCTATATTACCAGGTAGTCCAATCAGCTGTAATAGAATAGATAGTGTTATCAATGATGCTCCTAAGATAATACCTATTATAACAGCTGGATTAATATCATTAGGCAGCAGTGCTACTGATAAACAACCTCCGTATTTAGAATTCGTAGATGTTATATTTAATGCTGTTAAAACTATCATATGGACAATAGAAGAATCAGATAGTACATGTAATACAACTGTTACCGCAGGCGTTAGTTAAAAAACATATAGATACGTATAGGACATATGTCCTATACGTACTACTTTAATTTGTTCTCTTTTTTAATTTTAAGAGCCTCTCGCTCTACTATAATCCTATTCTTTTTATCTAAGTTATGTATTTGTAATAACTTTATCTTATAACTGCCTATAGTATTAAATAGTTTATTAATATAAGTAGTTAACATTATCTCCCTTTCTATAGGATTAGCTTTTAAATAAGTTTTCTTATCCATAGGTTCTGGTAAATTAATATCATCTATTAAAAGTGTTTTAGGTATACCTTTATAAACCGGAACCTCTACGGGAACTTTAACTATCTTTTCACTACATCCGCTTAACATAAATATACCTGATATAAGTATACTTATAAAAACTAACTTATTAACTATTTTTCCCATGTTTAACTCCTAAATTTTTAACTTTATTAAAAGATGCATAAATAGCATCTAAAGAAGCTTGACCTACTTCCATGTATACTTTTGTATCAACTGTTATAACTTTAGCTTCTAGATGCTTCTCTGTTACTTTAACAGCTATGATATCTTTTTTAATAACATGAGTTTTAACCTTAACCACTTTAGGCTTATCTATTTTTAAATTAGCATAAGTATCTTTCTCTATAACACTTATATCACTAGACATAAGTCTTTTCTTATTACTATTTAAAATATTGGTTACTCTATTATTAAAATCATTATTTACATTAAGTAAATCTTGTTTTAAAGTAAACCTATCTTTTAAACTATTAACGATAGCCTCTTTTTCATTATTAGCTATAGTAGTATTAATAATAGTATTATGTTTAGCAGCATCAAGAGCTTGTTTTAAATTACTATTATTATTAGATAAGCGTTCTATTTTAGTATCTTTACTTTCATGACCTAGAAGTTTAGCTAAATCCCCTCCCATAGTAAACAAGAAATACATAAGCGGTACTCCTATAATTACAACCAATAATCCTAATCCTATATATGGTAACTTACCACTAAACATAAACTTACTGAACATAAATTCAATCTCCTTTTTTTTTTAAAATAATAATATCTCTGGCATAGCTCTTATATTTAATAAATGAGTATATCCTATAAGTATAGCATCTATAGTATGTTCATCTTCTAAATTAGTTATGAACCTTTTTAATTCAGGTATGGAATGGTAAGCATCATACATATCATTCTTTTTAGCAGTACCTTTACTAACGGCAGCTTTTACTAATTTAGGCGGATATGCGAATAAGCCATTAAAACCATACAAATCAGTATACGCCTTACGTATCATATATATAGATGTATAAATAGGACCATATGCCTGTGGTCTAAATCTATTAATGAACGCAGACTCGTGTGCTACTTGTAATGGTTGATAATCGTAATATACATTATATAGAACCTTATATAAATTATCTATTCTAATATCTAACGGTATGCTAGTATCAATATGTATAGTGAATCCTCTTAATGAAATTATATTAAAATCTTTATCTAATAACCATAATGCGACGCCACATGTTGATGTACCTGGGTCAATACTTATGAATTTCATTTTCTTAAAACTTCCATACCGCCTACCTCTACATAAAAATCTAATTTACCTTCAGTTATAGCATCGTCGAGTTTTTTATCAATATCTAAAAAATAAGATATCTGTGTTTCTACATTTTCTACATAAGTACCAGTATTTAATTCTTTACTATGGCAAACTGCTATTTCATTTATATAATGCTCTCCATCTGGATACAATATGTTAAGAACATTTTTAAGTTCTAATAACTCATTAAGTGTAAAGAAGAGATGTAGTTTAACAAAATCTCCTATATAAGTTATGCCGGTAGTTTGGGTTAAATCAACAGTACTACCAGTAGGGGGATTTAAAATATCTGCTATATCGGTATCTAGTTTAGAGACTGAAACATATTCATCTTCTATATTATTAAAAATAACTATCTCTTTTTTATTATTGTAATCAACGGCATTATAACCATAATACGCTATATACTCTATTCCATTTATAACTAGACTAGTTTTTAATCTATACTTTTTACTAGGAGGTTTAGTTATAGCTTCCTCTGCAGTTCTTAAATATAAAGGTATATGGTTCTTAAGTTCTGTCTCTATAGGGCTATGACCACTTCCGTATAAGTTAAGCTTAGTTAAGTCACCATTAGCTTCTATAGTGGATGCTCCTAATATAATAAGATTTAATTTAGGATAAGAGTCTACTAAACTTTTATCATATATAGTCATGATGTTATATTTTTCATTAATAGTTGTACCTAATATGGGTTCATATGGTAGCCCAGTTAAAAGACAATTTTGTAACTTGGTATTATAAATAGTTTTAGAGCCATTGTATAACATAGATATCCTTTCTATTTTTTCATAATGTCATCTAGTGATAACTCTTGGTATTCTATTTTAGTTTCACCATCTAACACATCTTCAGGTAAGAACTTATCGTCAAGAACCGCTTCATCAGTACTAGTAACTGCATTAGGTTTAGCTTTAGTATTAACTTTAGTAAATATCTCTTTAATGCTTTCTGATAACGAAGCATTTGCTGCATTACCTTCATTTTTAAGCCTAGCATCCGCTAATCCTAAAACTTGCCCATCTAGAGATGTCATTATCTCGTTCATAATTCTCATCCCTCTACTATCAGTAGGTACTCCGTTATTATCTTCTATATAACCATCAATCATTTTTTCACGAATCTCTCTGGTTTTCATAATGATTCTTGTTTCATCATCTAGCAAAATTGAATATGGGTTTTTGTTCTTCATAATAGTCTATCCTTTTTTAATATATATTCTTTCATATGATACCTAAGGACTAAGAGGAAATACTAATGTTTTTAATTAATTTATTTAGAAAAAAACAATATAAATACTTAGATAAAACAGACTATATGAGCTTATTTAAAACTATACAGTTATTTAAAATTTTTTTTAAAGATATAGATATTATTAAAGATAATAAATTAGATATAGAAATAACTGTCATAGAGTCTAATATTTTAAAATATATAGAACATAGCAAAGCAGTAGTGCTTAATGATTTTGACATAATAGATGGGATACTATATAGTGATAATTTTAATACCATACATCTAAAAGATTTTATAACGGTGGATGATTATATATTATTAGATAATAATATGTTAATACTAGAATTACTTTTAAATATAGAACACTTATTAGAGATACAGAATAGCATAGAGGATAAAGCTATTTCTAAAAAGTTATATAGATATATTATTCATATGCTAGATATATATAAATGTATCTACAATAGTTATACTTAATAGATTGTTTCGCGAAACACTCTTAGTAAACCGTTAGCATTATTGTTAACTACGTAGTAATAGGAGGCAGCATGCCATGAGTGATAAGAAAAATAGTAGTAGCGCTAATACTACATTAAATGGTAAGTTTAAAGCTTTAAGCTTCGATGAAGATGGAATATTAGCCGACCTTTTTAGGAAAGTAATAATAGACTTAGGTTATGTCAACAATATGAAAAGTCTAATAACCGCTTATAAACGTAGGGGTGGTAGAAAATCATCTGCCACTGTTACTAGATTAGTATTTGATGGGGAGTTAACATGGAAAAGTTTTGTGTTCCTATTGTTCCATATCATCCATGTTAAAAAAGCTGTTATAACCATCAAATTGGAACATGAGTCAGGTATTGTATCAGAGCATTCCACCGAAGTGACGTACGACCATGATTCCAGTGAGACCAAAAAGAAGAAGGATGAAAAATGAGTTTTGATAAAGAGTTAATCTTAAGTGACCGTATATCAAAATTGATATTTGATAATAGTACTAAAGAAGAGTTAAAGATTTTAAAACACAGCTTTTTAACATTATCACCTATAAGTTTTCTATTAAAAGAAAATTTAGAAGACTTGAGAACTGTTATAATGGACCCAGGGGAAGATGGTACTTATCCGGTTTTAACATATACTATTAAACTAACGACAATACTTGAACTTTATCTAGGCGATGATATATCTACTTTCTTAGATAAATACATAAGTGAGTTAGAATCTGTAACCGGTGAAACTTCTTCGCTTTTCATTACCGATAATAGTAGTAAAAGCAAAAGAACTCAATATCGTTATACTTATAAATATGAAAAAATTTTACACATTATAAGTATATTGCAAAGAGCGATAGTTAAATTATAGTAGAAATAGAGAAAACTAAGCTATTTTTATTATATAAAGTGTAGGTGAGGTATCTTTAGATACTTTAAATAATAAGTTCATCTTTAATTAATTAAAGTGTTCTGTAAAACAATAATATAAAATAAGGAAATAGATATGATTAATGGCGCAAAAACAAATGGCACATTTAAGTTAGAAGAGTTAGGCGAAGTAACAGGTTATAATAAACCTATAGTTATAGACATAGCAGCATATGCTGAACCTGGTACAGTTAGTAAACAACTACATCCTGATACACCTAAACGTTTTAAAAGTATCTTAGGAGACCTATATAGTTTAGGTAACGGTATGAGATATCTTAACAGTGTTAAATTTAAACTACCGTGGTTAAGTAAAGAACTTAGTAAGAGTGAGTTCAATGAGATACGCAAAGGCGGTAGTAAAAATGTTCCTAACTATTGGGAGCTTGTTAAACTGTTAACAGTTGATAGAATCCTATCCGATAAACAACTCATCATGGATATAGATGCATTAACTGCTGAAGAAGGAATTAACCGTTATCTATTTACTGCTAAGTTGCATATAACAAAAGGAATCTTAGATGAATATATCGTCAATGATAAACTTAAAGTATATAGCATCATTGTAACACGCGTTATCAAAGATACCATCAACGAGTTGAAGGATGGTAAGAATCCTATAGATGAAACAACGATGGAAGATTTTAAAGCATTTAAAACTGCTTATAAAGAAAAAGTATGGTTCGATGTATTAAAACGTACTATTGAAGGAACTACTGTTGCAGAAGGCGTTAGCGATATCAGTGATGAAGATTTAAAGAAAGCATTCTTAAAGTAAAAAAAAAACGTATAGGTACATATAGGACTTATGTCCTATATGTATCATGTTATTTTTTTTTTAGAAACCGTTAACTGTATGTGGTATAACTGGTTTTATACTATGTTCTATTATAGGTTTATTATTAGCCTTATGGTGTTTAGAGACATCAGCATTACCCCCACTTAATGTATTAAGTATATCTTTATTAAGTTCTACTAACTCATCAAGTTTATTATACATACCATATTGTACTTTAAGAGATTTATCTAATATATTATTAGTATCCACATGAACAGCATGCGACTCTTTAAGCGTATGCATTGTTTTACTATCTTCTTTACTTATTACTATACTAGATTTAGTATTAACTGGTTTATTAGTCTTAGTACTAACATGTTTTAAGTTATCTAATCTATCACTAGGTTTAACATCTATAACTGTGCTTAATAACTGTTTATCTTTCTCAGCTTTAAGAACAGCCTGTTTAACTGTATCAGCTTTAGATTGTAATACTGAACTTTTTATAGGAGTTAATGTATTATTAACAGGTGTATTATCTATATCGTTAATGATACGGTCAGCTCTGGCACCTACTTGTTTACGCCATAAAGATTTCTTTAAATTACTAACAGCTGTTTTATAATCATAGTTCTTAATACTTTTAAGAGTATTACTAAACTTCATTAATCCGTTAACACCTAAATTAAATGCCATATTTAATAAATCACTTTGTATATTTTTAGGATGCTCAGATAACCAAGGTAATTTCTTATAAAGTTCCTTACTAGTAGCATTAATATCTTTTACTAAAATATAATCAGATTCAGCTGGTGTTATAGTATCTTTATTTATACCTAAAACTTCTCTTAATGTTTTTCCGCCTTTACGTTTATCTAGAAGGTGACCTACGCCTATAGTTTCATATCCTAATGAGTCTTTATATTTATGTAAAACATTACCCTCATCTTGTTTAAGTCTATTCATTAATGGTTTTAATGGTACTTTAATATTTTTAATGTCTAAAGGTTTAACTAAATCCATATGTACTGGTTTATTTAAAGTATCTTTATTAAAAGCAGTATTAACTGTTTTACTAGTTCTATCATTTTTATAAGTTATATTATTACCAGGCTTAAGAATCTCTTCTTTAGTTAATGGTTGTTTAATTATTTTATCTACTTCTTTTTTAGTTTTATCTTCGGGGATATCAGGTTTAATAGGATTACCATTTTCATCTACAGCAGCCTCATCCTTATTAAAGATATCAAAACCTAAAATCTGTTTAGAAACAGCTGATTTAAAAGATAAATTATCGTGTAACATATAATAACCGACTTTAACAGCATCATATGCTAATAATGACCATCCTAATATAGGAACAAACCTAGAAGCTATCTTACCTAATAATCCAGCACCTGCTTTAACACCTAGTTTCTTAATAACCATAGTTTTTAATCTACCTAAGAAAGCTTTAACAGATTTAGGTAATATTTTCTTAACTGTATTAGCTATAGCTTTTTTAGATTTAGTAACTACATTACCTACAGCTTTACCTATTTTACTATTTTTAATAACCGAACCTACTTTAGCTATCGTTGAACTAGTCTTTGCCAGTATAGAAGAGCCTAAAGATTTTAATCCACCACCTAACATACTGAAACCTGATGTTAATATATTACTTATAGTTTTTAAAGGATGTGTAATAATACTCATAGCTGAGCTTAGCGTCTTTTTAAACCCTCCTAATAGGAAAGGTATAACTGTCATCATTAAACCTGCTATAATGCCCTTACTGTTATCTTTTTCAACTATTTGTTTTATATTAGTTTTAACATTACCTACTTTCTTCTTCTTACCGTATAACTTCTCTAATCTATCTTTAGCATTACCGTCTCTATCACCATCTCCATCTTTATCAAACATAGAAATAGATTCTTCATATTTCTCTTTTTTAGTTTTAGGTTTCTTAAATTCAGATTCTTCTTTATATTCTTTTTCATTAGTTCCAAATATAGTATCTAATCCTGAAAACTTATAAGCTGCTTTACTAAATATTTTACTAGCACCAAATATACCTTTACCAGCAGTAGTATAAGTGGACTTAACTCCTTTAGAAGTCTGACCCATAGCCTTAGCATACCATTTACCAGTAGCTCCTAATAAATCTGGTAATGTTATACCTGGTCTAGTATTCTCATGTAACCAAGCCGCCCATGTTTCTTTATCTTTTTCACTAAGTTCACTCATGACTTCTTTGGCAGTCATTTCGCCTTTAGTCCATGCTTTATATAGTTTTCTAGGGATAGGTGGTTTTATCTTAGCTTTAAGTTTATTTTTAGTTTTATTTAAAGTTTTCTTAACACCTAACGTATCCCAAGCCATACCGGTAGCCGTACCAACTGTATCTTTAGCAGCGCCAAATAATTCTGGATATAATTCTTTAACACCTTTAGATACAGCTTTCATAGATTTAAAATATGACTTACCTGTGAATTTAGCTAAGTCTAATGCATTAGGTAAATGAAGCTTACCATCTTTATCTATAAATAAATCCTTACCTTCTTTACCTATTACTTTTAATTCGTCTAATGTAACTTTACCGGCTGTTTTAAAAGCTTTACCTATACGACTTAATTGTTTTCCACCATATTTAGTTATTCTATTATCTAACGCTTTCTTAGCTATGCCTTGTAGAGGTTTAGGAAGAGCATTAATAGCTTTATCCCTCATACTTCCTATAAATGATTTTGATTTATCTAATCCATTTGTTATACCGTCTAATGTTTTATCTACTAAACTTTTCTGTGATTCCTCTATAGCTTCCATATGAAGCTTCTGTAAATCTTCTATATAGTTATCTTCTTTACTAAGTTGTTTCCATATAGTTCCAGATGGGTCTATAGATATTAATAAATCTTTATAGCTAGCTTTAGCTCTATTATACGTACTAGGTAAAGGAAGTTCTTTAAGACCATTTTTAAGTAGAGCTTTAATTCCTTTATCATTCATAATCTTTTCCATATGTTTAACATTATCTAATAGTTTACTATCTACATTAGGTATACCAGTAACAGCTGATTTTATTTCGCTATAAACACTTTTGGCTTTAGAAGACATAGTACTAGTTATAGATTTTATATTGTCTATAACTGATTTAGATTTATTATCATCATCATCTTCTAATGTTTCATCAAGTTCTTTTTTAGTAGTACCTTTTATAGTATTAAATAAAGTTTCTAATTCTTCTTTAGTGGTTTTAGTTAAGTTAGTAGTATCTATTCCTAATGTTTTACTTAACTTAGACATCTCATTAGTTAATGTGTTTAAAATAGAACTATCATTTTCTTTAAACTCTTTGATTGTTTCTCCTATATTAGAGAACATACCTGTTGTAAAAGAAGTTAGAGTAGCTTTAGCTGTATTAAAACTAGTTTCTAATGTACCTGATAGATTCTCTAAAGAGCTATCTAACTTATCTTTAACTTTATCATAATCTAAATTCTTTATAGTAGAGTTAACGCTATTAGCTAACGTTAATAAACTGTTATTTAACAATAAAGCAGATTCATCTAGTATAGCTTTACCTGTATTAAGTTTACCTGTTATATCATATTTCTCATTAAGCTCATTAGCCTTATCAGATATACCGTATCTATTATCTAGCTCATTAACATTTTGTTTAAGAGCATTTAACTTCTCATCACCATCATATTTATCATATAACGTTTTACCATATGAGGCAACTGTTGACTTAGTTTCATTAGCCAACTCTTTACCCGATTTAAATGCTTCTTTAGTTTTCTCTAAACCTTTATCTTTTAAAGTAGTTAACGCTTCTTTAGTATCATCTTCAGGCGTTAGTATATCAGTTACTTTAGTAGTAAAGGTATTGAACTTATTATTTAAAGTAGTTTCTATTTCATCTTTAGCTTCTTTAAAATTAAAGTTCTTAGACTCATTAGTTACTTCCTCAGATATTTTACTAACCGTATCTTTAATAGAATCAAAATCACCTTTAGATACATCTCTAATTAAATCAGTAAGTGTTTTCTTATTTAAAACAAATTCTTCTTTATGTACTATACCAGCTACATCATCAGATTCACCATCACCAGTATATCCACCTTTAAAAAAACTACCTTTCTTAGCAACTTCTTTTTCAGCTTGGTCATCTATTATCTTATCTGCATATAAGCTATGAGTCTTAGACATATTACTAGCTGATACAACAGAACGATTATCTTTATCTAAAAGTCCTAAATCGGCTAGAACATCTTCATTGCCTGCTAATTGTACTTCTTTAATAACATCTGAGTAGTTAGACATATTATCACGTATGGATTCTAGTTTATCTTGGAACTTAGTTATCTCTTCTAACTCTTTATCGTTAGTAGGCTTAATAAAGTTTTCTAAATTATGTTTTACTAATGTTCTTATTTTACCAGGAGGTAACTCTTTATCAAATCCATCTTCTAACATATAATAAGGAGATACTGATTTACCAGATAGTATATAACTTAATAAAGCTTTAGATGCTTCTGCTTTATATTCAGGTTTAGGATTATTACCTAATAATACTTTTAATATATCTTTATCAGTTACATTAGTAGCAGTTGTTTTACCTATATCTTCTAATTTAGTTTTAGTATCTTTTAATACTTCTGCTTTACTATTAAATCTATTTTTATTAAAATTATATGTTACTATATCTTTTTCATCTATTTCAGAATTACCTTTTCTAATACTAGTTAACTCCGCTAACATTTTAGTTAAAAGACCAGGTATAACTACTTCTATAGTTTTCTTAAGTTTATTATCCATAATAGTAGCGTCATTAAGCTTACCTACTTCAGATATAGTTTTACTATTAGCGGTTACAGGATTTTCGAATATAGTAGAAAGACCTTCATATAGTTTCTGTTTTTTAGAAGAACCTTCTTTCTCTGCTTTCTTAGCTAAATCTCTAAATCCCATATGAACATCAGAGGTATACTTATTAGCATCATTAAGAGCGTCTACTCCTCCTTCATTAGCTAATATTTTACCCATAATTTTCTTAGAAGCTTTACCAGATAAATTACTTATACCAGCATCTAATCCTAAGCTCATAGCTAAAGCTGATTTAGACATAACACCGTCTAATCCATTAACGGTTTCTAAAGCACCATTCATGGTATCCATGCTACTAGTGAATGCAGATATTTTATCATCTAGTAATCTATTTATATTAGTACTAGCTTTTTTAAATATACCCATGTTTTTAAACATGGAACTACTAGTACCGATGGCGTTATGTATCATAGCTTGTTTTATAAATTCACTACTTTTAGTTTTAGCAAAATCAGGTAATGCAGTATTATGTACTAAGGCTTCTAATTGTTTAGTTCTTATTTCTGAATCACGCTGTAATAAATCATGAATCTTAACTAATGTAAAAGTCTGCTTAATTTGTAATTCTAAATCTCTTTTATAATAAGCGCTATCTAAATCTATTTTTAAATTTAATAAACTATTAGTACTATATGCTATATTAGCTAATAACTCTGTATCTTTTTTATTTAGTAGAGCATCTACTTCAGCATCTTTACTAGAAGTTAAGTTTTCTTTAGTAAGTCCGCCTAATAGATTTTTTACTTCATCTTTTATTTTCTCATCTTCAGTAGGTTCATTATTAGAAGTATTAGTACTATCTTCAGATAACCAACCTTTTACAGCTAATAAAGGCGATTGCATAGACTCTGGTAGCATATCCGCTACTGAACCGACAGTGTTAGCTGCTGATTTCTTAACAGTTTTTATTTGTTTATCTAACGTATCCATAGTATCTGAAATAAAATCAGTACCATCATCAATACGTTCTCCCAAATGCCCAGGCATGACATTAGTCATAGATTTACTAAATGCGTTAGCTATCTTTTTAGCACTTAAAGAATCGTCTAACGCAGTCTTAACATCATCTACTACGGAATCAGTAGGACCATCTCCATTATCTCCTGTAGACATCCCGCCTATCTCATCACCTTCTGCTAATAGACTTTCTATATCATCCATATCGCCGAAGTCATCTATTTCATCAGACATTATATCTCCTTTAATAGTTTATTATTCATATATAGTAATAGTTTCAAATTAACAATAGGTAGTATATGACTATCATTAACTATATATTTTACTATATATTAAAAAAAGAAACATATACTACAGTAGACTTAACTACTGTAGTATATTCTTCATTCATTATGTCTATTATTATACTGTTATATAGTTGCTTACTATTAACCTTATACTATTGTTTATTATTATTTTATTTATATCTATTAATTGATATTATTATTATTATTATTATAGAGGGCTTCGCCCTCCTTAATCTTTATTATTTCATTACTATAACTCATCATTCAAACAGTATGGTTACTTTCATCACTACGTTCTTCAGTTTCAGATACTACCCCTAATGAAAACGTCATTAGTCGTGGTATAGTGGATACTGCATGAAAGCTTGAGAATAGTATTACATAATGTAACATGAACCCTTTAGTTAAATAAACTAAACAAAATAATATTAATAGATAATAGATAATAGATAATAGTTTACAATAGTATAACTTTATATTTAAATATTAATATCATATAATAGATATAAAATATAAAAGATAATATAAGATAAGTAAATGATTAAAGATTGGGGTTGAATGTTTTTTTTAATAAGATAGTTGATAATATTGTATGGTTGATTTTAGAATAAGTAAGATAATGGATGAATTAAAATATACATAGGCTTAAGTGTCTATGTATATATTGTTTTTAATATTGTTGTATGTAGTATCCATTTTATTATACCGATATATTATTAATATAGATACTTGGGTAGTATCATATATAATAAACTTAAAAGGAAATAGTTATGACTTTAATCGAATCTTTAGAAAATCAATCGTATATCAATGCTTCTAATGGAACTACTAAAAGTATTGTTTTAAGAATGCCTTTAGGTAGCGGTGTTAGAGTAGAGTATTTAGAAGGTGGTTTATTAATGACGTTAGTTAATGAACTTAATGAGTGTATAAGTGAACATAAGATAGTGGTAGATACTTTTAATACTGCTTTCGAGATAACTTGTGATATATTCGGGATGTGGGCTATAGGTGGAGTTAGTAGATATGAGGATGTTAGTATATGGAAAAAAGATGTAGTGATACCATTAACACAATCATATGCTTATAATAACAATCCGGTATGTTTAATATGGGATGAGTTATTTAAAATAGAGGATGCAGCTTAGCATCTTCTTTTTTTTTTAATTAAACGTATTCGTTAAATTGAAATTACTTAAAAAGGAATATGTATATGAAAAATGATATGAATGAATCTGATAATCCACTTAATATAGCATTATTAGTACCTAAGCCTAATATGTTTAATAATATACCTGAAGTTAAGTCTAGGGATGTATTTGAGCAGAACTCTACTGAGTTTAATAAAGATGGTTTATTTTCTACAACTATATTCGGATTAGTAGGTAGTCAAGAGCGCATGGTTAACTTCGGACATATAGTAACAGGTGTTAAGATATTACATCCTAGAATATATGCAGAGGTGACTTCACTTAGTACGTTATACAAAGGTATACTTAATGGGACTAAGTATGGAGTGTTCAATGAGAAAACTAAAGACTTCGAGTTATCTAACGAATCAGATGGTAAGACAGGTTTTAAATTCTTTTTTAAACATTATAACGATATAAAATTTAAAGAGACTGATTCTATACAGAGAAAGTTCTCTATAGAGTTCATTAAGAAATATACTTTAGAAGAATCTATCATAACTAAATATTTAGTATTACCAGCTGGTCTAAGGGACTATATGATAACTGAGTCTGGTAAGCCTTTAGAGAATGAGATAAATGCGTTATATAGAAAATTGATATCTACAGCTACAACCGCTAAACAATTTAATGCTGATACTAATGATAGTGATATTATTAATCAAGTACAGTTCAGGGTTCAGCGCGTTGCTAATGAGATATATGAATATCTACAGAATATACTAGATGGTAAAGGTGGTTATATACAAGGTAAATGGGCTAAGCGTACTATCATGTATGGTACTCGTAATGTTTTAACGTCTATACCAGCTGATGTACATGATGTAAAAGATAAATTGCGTCCAGATGCATTAACGTCTATCATAGGGTTATTCGAATCTATGAAAGGTTTATTAGATATAACTATATTTAACGTAAGGACTAAATTATTGCATGATGTTTTTGATATAGAATCTAATAAAGCATTATTAATAGATAAGAAAAGTTTTAAAAGAGGTTTTAAAAGTATAGGTGAGAAAACAAGAAGTAAATGGGTTACTGATGAAGGTTTAGAAGATATCATTAATAAACTATATAACGATGACCTTAAAAATAGTACTATAGAGATAGATGGTAATTATTTATTATTAGTATATGACGATGATAAAGAAATCATAGTTATTAAAGATATAGAAGAGTTACCAGAAACATATGATAAGAAGTTTATAAAACCTATAACATATGGTGAGCTTTTCTTTTTAGCTATATTTAACGAAGTAGAAAAATATCCAGGTTATGTTACTAGATATCCTATAACTGGATTAGGTAGCATCAACCCTAGTAAATCTTATTTAAAATCTACTTTAAAAAGTAAACGTGTTAAAATAACTATACCTGGTATATGTAAAGAGGTAGAGTGTAGTGAGTATCCCATAATAGGAACATCATGGTTAAGTTCATTAGCGGTTCCTAATATATATTTAGGACCAATGGGCGCTGATTTCGATGGCGATAAAGTTTCTTATAACTTTGTATGGGAAGATAAATCTAGAAAAGAACTATTTGATAAAATGAATAATAGGAATTTCTTTATAGACCCATCAGGGTCATTAATATATAGCGCACATAGTAATGTTAATGCTATAGTAATGGATATCTTTACGGGAGGGTTAGCAAAATGATTTGTAATACAGTAACTGGCATTAGTTTACTTTCTATTTTATTAGCAATAACTGGCATATCTTTAGTTATACATTGTTTTAGAAGAAAGAGCTGATGGAAGATATAGAACTTCTTAGTGAGGACGATAGGTATGAGTTATGTAATAGTTTAGATATAGAACTATATGAAATAGTACAAGAAGAAAATGAAGATAATGATATAGACTAATGGCTTAGGCTGTTGGTCCTATATCTATATTTTAATATAACGACATCACTTGAAAAAACTATATAAAAGGAGAGCTTCTTATGCATTTAAAACATAAAGAGTTTTATAAGAAATTTGGATTAAGATTTAAAAGTGGTTTTACTAATCCAGTTGTCATAGAGAATAACTTATTAGATTTACCGAGATATAATATAACGCATCTATTTAATCCAGATGAAGAATATCCGATAAAGAGCTCTAGTTTAATAAGAGATACTAATAAGACATTGATATATAATATTTTAAAATATACTAATCCTAAATTTAATGTAAAAGAGTTAGTTATTAATGAGAAGAGCATAGTAGCTGATTTAAATAAAAGATATCCAGAAGTACCTACTATCCTAAGTTATAAATATAATATAATTTTAGATAGAGATACTAAAGTACTTAAAGATACTAATCTAATAATAAACTACAGTGAGATTAATAAACACTATAGATACTTAGAGAATCCATATACTCCTTATTATAAATATGTTAATGCGGTTACTACGTTAGTGGATACTATAAAAAATGTATATGATAGAATAAAGCATAATAAAAGAAATAAGTTTAATATAAGTCAAACGTTAGTTATAGAGATACCTAACCAAATATTTGATTTAAGTATTATTAAGAAATACATTAACGAAGACGTTACTTTAAAATATATGCAATTATTTTTTAATAACAAACATAAGCTATTATTAGACTTATTTAGATTATTAGATAATGATACATTAGAAAAATCTAACCTTAAAGGACTTTTAGATAATACAGAGATGTTAAAAGATATAGACTTATTATTAACATATAATAATAAAGTAACTATATTAAACTTAAATAAATTATTAAGTTTTTCTAAAAGCTATGAAGATATAACTAGTGATGTTAGTAAGATAGAGAAAGAAGAGTTGATTAAATTATTTTATATATACTTAAAAGATATAGTAACTAAATCTAATACAGATAATGATGATTCTGAAAATGAAGTAGATGAAATAGATGATGCTGTAGTAATGCGTAAATTAAAAGAAGATATAGAGAGTAGTAATGTAGTAGCCGATGAAGAAGAAGAAATTATAGAAGATACTATAGAAGATATAGACATACCTGAAACTGACATAAGGGTCACTGATACTTATGTTAATAAATATAGTACTAAGAAAGATTTAATAACAGGTAAAGCTACTTTAGAAGAAGAGACCATAGCTAATATCGAAGAGCTATATATAAATAAACAGATAGATAAGAAGAAGTATGATAAAATGGTTAGTGATGTTAATGCTATACTTAATAAACCATCACCATTCGGCGGTAAGGATAAGATAAAAGATTTAATAAATATAAAACATGAAGACATAGATGTACCTAATGATTTACGTAAAATATATAAACCAGTAACAGTATTTAACGAAGAGGATGCTAATGATACTATAACTGCTATAAATAAAAAATATATGAAAGATACGTATAAGAAAGATATGGCTTCTGTAATAATGGGTATACAAAAATCTGGTATAGTTATTAAAGATATAGAAGTAACTACACATGCTGATATATTAGGAGAGTATGAAGATTATAGTATAACTATATCTGATAAAGGCAAGGCTCCATATACTATAAAACAGAAGATACCTAAAGTAAATGAAGATGGCGTTTACTCTATGTCTGGTAATGCATATCTTATGCGTAAAAAGAAATATGATGCGCCTATCAAGAAGATTAACTATAATAGAGTATCTTTAAGTTCGGCTTATGGTAAACTATTTATAGATAAGGCACCTTATAAGAAAATGGATAGAGGTTTTAGTTTTAAGAAAGAGTTAATAAAATTAGTAGAAGAGGGTGTAGTTAGTAACTTAATATCTGGTACATTAAATGCCCCTGATTTAAAATTACCACAAACTTATATGGAAATAGCTAGATATACTAAATCTTTTAAAATAAAAGGTTATACATTAACATTTAATTATATGCATAGGCATGAAATTTTAGATAAGAAATATGATTTAAATAAGATAGAGAAAAATGGAAAAATATTTATAGGGTTTAATAATAAAAAAGTTCCTTTATTAATGGATAATGATAATAATGTTTTCCTTTATGAAGATAAACTTAAACCATTAGGAAACTTTTATGAGTTTATAGGAATCGATGCTAATAATCTTAAAACAGAATATAGCTTAATTAAAATTTATAAAGATTACATACCTATGGCTTTATTATTAAGTTATTACTTAGGTATAACAGAGTTATTAAAATTACTTAAAATAGAATATGAACTATTAGAAGGTAATAAACGAGTTAGTGATAATGATACATTAGTTATTAAATTTTCAGATAGTACGTTAGTATTAAAACCAACTACTAGTTTACAAAAGATGGTTATATATGGATTAACATATGATTTAAAATCACTTAGAACAGTACCATATAGTTTATTAGATAATAAAACATTATTTCCTACATTATTTAAAACTATGGATTATAAACTAGTGGTTGTTAATAAGATAACTGCTATAGAAACTCTATTCTTAGACCCTATAACAGCTAATGTCTTAAAAGAGATAAATGAACCAACTACATTCATACCTCTATTAATAAGAGCTAATGAGTTACTAATAACAGATGAATATCTTCATCCTACTAGCGCTAAAGGATTTTTATTTAAAGGATATGAAGTTATACCAGAAGCACTTTATAGAACTATGGCTAAAGCTATAGAGAAAAAGATGAGTGAAGAGCATTTCGGTAGAGGTAAAGTAGTCGTTAATCCATATGAGGTTTGGAGTACCGTTAATGAAGATAGTGCTAGTATATTAATAGATGATTTAAATCCTATTTTATTCTTAAAACAAAAAGAAGATACAACATATCTAGGAGCAGGTAATGGTAGACAAAAAGAGAGTATGTCTAAAGCTACTAGAGAGTTTCATAAAGATGATATAGGTATCATAAGTGAAAGTAGTAAAGATAGTAGTGATGTAGGTATAACTGCTTATATGTCAGCTAACCCGGTACTTAAAACTGTAAGAGGCGATAAGAAAGATGTTAAGGAGTTAGAGTGGGTTAATATATTAAGTACTTCTGCTATGATATCGCCATTCTCAACAAGGGATGACCCTAAGCGTGTTTTATATACTAACATCATGAATAGTCATATCGTACCTATAGCTGATGCTAGGGTTTTCCCTGTTAGAACAGGTTATGAGTCTATTATACCATATAGAGCTGGTCCTAAATTTGTAGGTATAGCTGAAGAAGATGGTAAAGTAACTAAAGTAGGTAAACATAATGCAACTATAACTTATAAAACTATAGGTAAAAAAGCTTATAAGTTTAATGATTGGACATCTAAAGAAGAATCAGGTACGGCATACGTGCATATTATGAAAAGTAATCTTATAGAGAATAAACCTATTAAAAAAGGTGATATTATCTATTACGATAGTAGTTTCTTCGATATAGATATGTTTGACAATACTAAAGTACTTTATAGACCAGGTAAGATTATTAACGTTGCTATGATAGAGTCTTCTGAAACTAATGAAGATGCTATGGCTATAAGTAAAAGAATAGCTACTGATACTAAAATAAATTTCGTTAAAATAAGAGAAGTTACATTAGATAAAACAGATAACGTAATGAATGTAGTTAATATAAACGATGAAGTTACTAACAACGATGCTTTATTCACTATATCTACAGATATGATAGGTGATGAAAAATTAAATAAAGAAACCTTAGCGTTAATGGAGAGTTTTATAAAATCTACTCCTAAAGCTAAGTATAATGGTAGAATTATTAAGATACAAGCATTTTACAATTGTGAATATGATGAACTTAGTAAATCGCTACAGAGGTTAGTAGATATAACAGAGCCATTTATGGTAGATAGTATAACTAATAAAAAGTTTAGTGGTAGAGTTAATAGTAGCTATAGTGTGAATAGTAAACCGCTTGATGAAGGTAAGATACATATCAAATTCTTTATAAATGAAGAGAAAGGTATGGTTACTGGTGATAAAGGTATTATAGCGAATATGCTTAAGACTACTATAACAACTGTTGTAGACGAGCCTATGTTAACCGAGAGTAATGATGAAGTAGATGCTTTATTCTCTTATATAGGGATTAGTGCTAGGATAGTTAGCTCTCCTGTTTTAATGGGAACTACTGCTACATTATTACAAGAGGTAACTAAACAAGCTCTAGAGTTATATGATAATTAAACAAATACCCATGGTCTTCATTAGGCCACGGGTATCCATTTATTTTTATCGATATATTACTTATATAGATATGTGGTAGTATCTAACATCGTTAACTAACAGTTGTGAAACACTAGAGGTTTCCCTGTAAAGGAGTTCATGATGAAATATAACCTAAACAGAAATATCGTTATCAATCATAGAGGTGTGCTCATTTCAGGAAAACTTTCTGAAGCTACTAATTATACGTTAACTTTAATTAAACTATTTAGAATGGTTAAAGTTAATGAAATACAAGCTGCTAAATTAGTAACTATGATTAAATATATCGAGGCTATAGCTACTGATATAGAATCTCATACAGTTAAAGAGATTAAAAGAGCAAGAGCTTGGTGGAGAGCCATTAAAGCTTCTACTGCATTCATGGTAGAGAAACCTTATGTGAGAAGTGTTAATGACCCATATATGAGACCAGAGTTAAAAGAGAGAATAATGAGATTCATTTTGACTCCTACATATTCAGAGTTAGTAGAAATTAGACAATTATATTAAACAGGAGATAGTAATGACAATAGGTAGAAGAACAATAGAGAAGATGTCTAAAATTTTAGACAGAGTAGATTTATTAGAGTTAGAGAATCAGGAACTTAAAAAAGAACTTGATTTTTTAAAAGAGTATAATGAAAAACTAATAGCTGAATTAAAAGAATGCGCTAGTAAAAAAGAAGAGATATCTATAGAGAATGAAAGATTAAGAACAAATGCTATAACAATGACTACTGTTCTTAAAGAGGTAGAGGCTAGATTAGCTAAGCAAGTATCTAAAGAAGAAGAGATATTAGACTTAGAAACTAAGAGTTTACTAAATCGTATAGATAGATATGCGTAAGCATACCTATCCATCTAGCCCTTTTCTTTTTTGTTTTTTTGTTTTAGCTTGAATATTATTAAAAATAAGGATGAATACTATGGCGATTCTACGTGAAGAAAATACAAAAATCACATCTCTTTTATTAGACATAGCATACTATGTAACTAATAGAGTAAGTGCCAATAATGATAATGTAGACATTAAAGGGTTAAATACTAAACATAAAGTTCTTGGTGAAGCTATACTTAATGACTATTACACTAAACAAGTAACTGGTTTAATAAATACATCAGCAGGTAAAACTATACAGGGTAGAATAAGACCGACTGTTAATAGCTGGTTACGTTTAATAGATATAGCTAACTATACTAGTGATGCTAAATTCGGTTTACCTCCAGTAAATATTGATGTAATCAATAAGTTATATACTAAAGTTGAAAATGAGTATGAATTTTATACAGAAGAAGTATTAGACAAAATGAAGCGTTATAAATTTAAAGTAAACAACTTTATGAAAAGCTCTAAAGAAGATAAAACTATAGAGAACAATGTAACAATTTCATTAACGCAGTTGATTTCTTTTTATAATTTATTAGAAGAGAAAGATTGGTTCGCCGAGCAAATGGTAGATAATGTTAGCGATAGCTCACCGCTACCTAGTATAAATACTGACTTAGGTTCTATTAAAAGTGATTTAGAAATAGGTCTGTTAGCTAAAGATGAATTTAGTAAATTAACTAATAGTGTATATGTTATAGATAAAATAGATGAACTTTTAAATAAACCCACTTTTGAAAGTTTCTTAAATAGTCTTTCATTTGTATTTGTTAAAGACATTAATGCGTTAGTAGGGTTAGTTATTATTTTAAAAGATTATCTTAATGAAAATGGTGATGACGCAACTGCTAAAGGTATGTTGAATGCTGTTATAAGTAAACTAAGAGTTCTTAAAGGACAATATGATGTTTATTTAAAAACTGATACTGTTGTTTATGGTTTTAACAGAACGACTGATGCTGAGTTAACTATTTATTGTTTAGAAGATACATTTAATAAATATATTAATGAGAATACAGGTAGCATTAAAAATATTATAGGAAGTATCTTTAACTTAGACGCTTATAATAGTAGCGTACGTGACACATTCATACCAGCTTTAATTAGAAATGATGATTTAGTAATGAATGGAGATACATATAGTAAATTAAGAGATAGTGCTAATGCTGCTATGATTTTAGCTAATAAAAATAATACTAGTTTAAGATTAAGAAACTACTATTTATTTGCTTTAGATAATGTTGTTAGTATCGATGTTTTAAGTTCTAAACAAACTGAGATAGAGGAATTCTTAAATATAAGACCACTTGGTGAGTTAGTAGAAATTGATGAAACTACAGTTGATTTATTTGCTAATGTTCTATATGGTAATACTAACTTTAAATTATTCTCTGATTTCATTACTGAGGCATATAACATGCTTAATGAAGATGAAGATAGTGGTATTTATACAGCATACGCTATATATAAATTAATATTAGTTTATCTTGCATCACAAACTGAAGTTATTTAAATACGTATTATATCAAGAAGTTAATTCTTCTTGATATAGGCGTTTTTCTTTTGATTAAAATAATAAAGGTATGAAATATGGAAAAGTTAGATATAAAAAACTTAAAAAGAAATCCTTCTAAAATAAAAAATAGTTTAAAAACTACTGGAGATATGGTTATAGCTAAGAAAAATCTATCTATAATATTTCCTCAAAAATTCGTAGATAAAGAACTTACTATTTTAGATAATATATGTGAGATACTAGGTATAATTATTATAATGGATGAAGATTTGAATTACTCTGTTATGACAGTACCTGGTAAGTTAAGTACCGAACCTAATGAAATAGAAACTGTAGAAATAGGTGATGAGTTATTTGTTAAATTAATTATAGAAGAAGGTAATGCTATATTTACGTCTAATAAGATAGTTAAGAATACTGACTTGATTTATCAGATATTTGAACTATTAATGTTACAAGGTAAAGTTCCTTTTTACTTAAATTATATAGATTTATATAAAGTATTTTCTAACATACCTAAATATACTGGTTCTGATGTAGGTATAGATACTTTAGGTTTTGAGGTATTAATCGCTATCAGTGCTAGAAATCCTAATAACTTAGATATGCAGTTCCGTAAATATATTAAAGATAATAAAGATATGGTAGAAACTACACCGGCTTGGGTAGGGTTAAAAAATATATACTACTCTTATAACTCTACGTTAAGTAAGATAGCGGGCTCTTATTTTAAAAAGGGACTCATAGCGGCTATAGTTAAACCAGAAGATAAGTCTACTACTTTAGAAAACATACTACGTAAGTAGTTATAATTTTTAAATTGAATTAATTAAAATATAAGGTTAACAAAAATGAAAATTGTTAGTAAAAAAGAAGGAACTGGAAAAACAGGTATCATCAAGGATGAGAATGGGTACTACAAAATGATACTAGGTGCTGTTAATACATATAACAGTAATGGTATCTTTTATAAAGTAGATGATGTTAATAAATTTAACAGTGAGGAAAGTATTCTAGGTAGACGTATAAATATGGGTATATTAAGAGCTGAGCAGGACCATCCAGATACCAGCTCTCTTAATCAACGTGATATGATTAATCGTATAGTCAAGATTGATTTAGATAGAGTATGTGCACATATTAAAGCCGTAGAGTTTACTACTCTTAATAGATGTGAAGACGGATGGGACGGTTATCCTATACATATAGTAAGTGCTTGGATAAAACCTAGTGGTAAATTTGGACCTGAGTTAAAAGAAGCTTTAGATAACCCTGATGAAAATGTTAGTTTTAGTATTAGAAGTTTAGTAGTAGAAAAAACTATAGGGGCTACTTTAGTAAGAGACATCATTGATATTAGTACATGGGATAGAGTATTCGAACAAGGAGTATCTATAGCTAACCAATGGAAGGCTGCAGGTGTTGAAAGTATCGGTAGCGGAAATGCTGATATGTGTTTAAATGGTTCATGTATTCCTAAACTAAAAGATTTAATAGCTAGCACTGAAGATAGTGATATTTATGAAGAAGTCTTACAATCTTTAGAATCACATGAACGTAAACATACTAATCCTATATTTAAAATATAAGAGTTAATAGATGCAAACTTTAGATGTTAAAAGACCTAATGATGATATTAAAATAGTTTTCGGAGATTATGTAATAACTGTTAAACTAGTTAATGAAAAAGATACTGTGTTTATACATAGGTTATATATAAATAAAATAAGCGATATCTATAACGATAATAAATTTAGTACTTATTTTAATATAGATTTATTATTAGAAACATTAAAACTAGATAATGTTAGATTCAGTAGACAAGCTAGAAAACGCTTAAGAAGATTTAATATACACACAGCATAGTATAAGGGTTTACCCTTATACTATGTTATATCTAATCGTTTTTGACTATATATTATTAATATGCAGTATAGGTATACTTAAAAATTAAGGAGGTGAATATGAGAGCTAATGTTATAAATGTAAGTAATCCCAATGTAGCATTAAGTATGGTATTAGGCGGAAGTAGTAACAGCAGTGTTAAAAATTATATAAGTAATAAATATGAAGCATTCGCTAGTACCATTAGTAATATGGGTGACGCATTTGCTAACACTATTAAAAATACATATAACTATTATAATAATAATGAGATGCTTAACAGTATTAAACAATCACTCTCTATGGCTAATGCTATTACACGAGATGATACTATTTATGAATTAAGTAGAGATAATTTTAATAGTGCGAGCATGACGATGCGTCAATACGCTATGAGTGAACCTAGTATATATAGGAAATATATTAACAATAGGTTATCTGGATGGGATGATATGTTTGCTGATACTGATAGAGAGCGTAAAGATATTCCTGATATGAGAACAAATTATTTACATGCTATAGACGGTATCATTAGATTTGGTGAAACTGAAGAAGATGATATAACGACATTCGCTATGTGTGATGATATAGATAATCCATTATCTATAGAAGATAGATGGGCTATTAATAATTCATGGGATAATATGAAATTAGCTATAGCTGATGGATATGACCCTACTGATATAGATGAAACCTTTGACTAACATATAGAGATTAATATCTCTATATGTATAGTTTATTTTTTTATTAATTTTTTAAACTTCTTTTTATCGCGCTTAGAGAGCTCTTTATATAGATTCGATAAAATGTCCGCATGTGTTAATTTAGGGTCTTCTAGCTGTGCTAAAAGGTTCTCTATGCCGTAATGTATAATCTTCTTAGAGTCTCTTAATGTATCAGTTCCACTATGTCTAGATTTATTAATACCGAATAAACTTTTAAGTATATTAAAACCTGCTCCTGATAATTTAAGATGTCTAGCTAGACTATCAACATTAAAAACTGTTTTAGGAATATTATAGAAGTTATTTCTTCCACCGTTGTTATTATTTTCGCTGCTCATTTTTTTCTTAATCCTTTTTAAACTCTTTTTTAAGTTTTCTGTATAATTTTATATCCTCTAATAAGGTTTCTATATTAAATGTTCTTATTATTTCAGTATCTATTTTAGACTGTAATTGTTTTATAGTATTTAAAATCTTCATTCCTAAGAATTCATCTTTGATATTTCTCATTCTAGAAATTAACTTTTCTATATTAGCTTTTATTTTTTGTTGCTCTTTTATTTTTTCTATATCTACATCCATATTTTCAGACATTAATTCATTATCTATATTACTACTAAAATAATCATCTTTACTAAAGCCATATGCAGTTAAATTATTACTTCGTAATAAAATAAATAAACTTAATAACCACCCTATAACAAGGTCATCATGACTACCGCTTTCATGGTCTATCCTACCATTTTTATGTCTTAGTCCAGCTAGTTGTTCTATAAGTTCAGGGTCGTATACCTTATCAGCAGTATACCTTAATGCTGACCTAAAGATATTACCATATAACATATCCCTAGAGTTATCTCCACCACCACTAGTAGTAAATCCAAAACTTCTCTTATGTTTAGTAATGATAGTAAGAGTAGGAACACCTGACATAACTTCTTTATATAATGCTTGATTCTTTTCAGGATGTTCTACTATTTTATTATAGATTCTTTTAAAAGGATTCATCTTCTTAACTACCATAATCCTAAACATATTATCCATGATAGCAGTAGCACTACTTCTACGTTCTGGTATCAATACTGATTTAGGAAACTCTTCTAATAGTTCTACTAAGAAATCTGCAAAACTAGCTAAGTTAGTCTCATTAAACTTACCTGCTCCTAACACAGCTCCCGTATTAGAATCTCTTATAACTAAACCAATGCTATCATTACTACCACCTAATGCATCTGATGTATCT